GCCTGGAGAAAGACCAGCGCCGGCGCGCGCCTGATTGCCGAGACCGAACGCACGGCCGCGCGCTATGGCGCCGTGCGCATGCTCTGGCACACGCGCGCAGGCACGCCGCTGGCTGCAGCCCTTGAACGCCGAGGTTATGCCCCCGCCGATGTCATTGTCATGAAGGAAATCTAATGGGTATCGAAACAGGAACCGCCCTGCTGATCGCAGCAGCGGCCAGCGCTGGCGCCGCCGCATACAGCGCCAACAAGCAGGCAGGCGCCCAGGAAGACGCCAACCGCACGGCCACGGCGAACGCCAAGGCCACGGCGAAGGCGGCCGACGAGGCATCGAACAAGGCGAACCAGAAGCAGCCCGATGCCGGCGCGATGCTGTCCGCCAACCTCACCGCCGGCAAAGCTGGCCAGTCCAGCACGCTGCTGACCGGCGCCGGTGGCATCGACCCGAACTCGCTGACGCTCGGGAAGACCACGCTGCTGGGCGGTGGGGGCACCTGATGGCCGAGACCACCTACCGCAACCAGTTGCTGAACCGGTGGGGCATGCTCAAGCAAGAGCGCGCCAGCTGGTTCGGACACTGGCAAGAAATCTCCAAGAATCTGCTGCCCCGCCAGGGGCGCTTCTTCATCGAGGACCGCAACCGCGGCGAGCGCCGGCACAACTCCATCTATGACTCGACCGGCACCCGGGCGCTGCGCGTGCTGTCGGCTGGCATGATGGGCGGCGCCACGTCGCCGGCGCGGCCATGGTTCCGCCTGGAGGTGCAGGACAAGGACCTGATGAAGTCGCAAGCCGTGAAGGTCTGGCTGGACGATGTCACGCGCCTGATCCTGCAGGTGTTCCAGAAGTCCAACACCTACCGCGCCCTGCACAGCCTGTACGGCGAGATGGGCGGCTTCGGCACCGGCGCCAGCCTGATCACCGACGACTTCAAGGACGTGCTGCGCCACTTCCCGCTGACCACCGGCGAGTACTGCCTGGCCCAGGACTGGCGCGGCGAGGTGTGCACCATCTACCGCGAATTCCAGTCGACGGTCGGCAGCTTGGTGAAGGAGTTCGGGCTGGACAAGGTCAGCCAGACCACGCGCAACATGTACGACCGCGGCCAGCTGGACAGCTGGGTCACCACCATCCACGCGATCGAGCCGCGCGCCGACCGCGACCCGTCGAAGCTGGACCGCATGAACATGCCATGGCGCAGCTGCTATTTCGAGCTGGGCGACACCGACGGCCGCTACCTGCGCGAATCCGGCTTCAAGCGCTTTCCGGCGATCTGCCCGCGCTGGGATCTGGCCGGCGGCGACATCTACGGTAATGGGCCGGGCATGGAAGCGCTGGGCGACATCAAGCAGCTGCAGCACCAGAACCTGCGCAAGGGCCAGGCGATCGACTACCAGACCAAGCCGCCGCTGCAGGTGCCCATCAGCATGAAGAACCAGCCGATGGACCAGCTGCCGGGCGGCGTCAGCTACTACGACCCGGCGACGGGCGCGGGCAAGGGCGGCATCCTGCCGGCCTGGCAAGTGAACCTGAACCTGGACCACCTGCGCCTGGACATGGCCGAAGTGCGCCAGCGGATCCAGCAGTGCTTCTACAGCGACCTGTTCCTGATGCTGGCCAACATCGACCATACCGGCATGACCGCCACCGAGGTCGCCGAGCGCCACGAAGAGAAGTTGCTGATGCTGGGCCCAGTGCTCGAGCGGCTGGACAACGAGGCGCTGAACCCGCTGGTGGATAACGCCTTCGACCGGCTGGTGTCCGCCGGCGCCTTACCGCCGCCACCGCCCGAGCTGCACGAGCAGGAACTGCAGGTCATCTACACCTCGGTGCTGGCTCAGGCCCAGCGCGCCGTGGCCACCAACGGCGTGGACCGCTTCGTCGCGAACCTGGGCACGGTTGCGCAGTTCAAGCCGGGCGTGCTGGACAAGTTCGACGAGGACCAGTGGGCCGATGCGTACAGCGACATGCTGGGCGTGGCGCCGAATCTGATCACGCCGTCGGACAAGGTGGCCATCATCCGCCAGCAACGCGCACAGCAGCAGCAGGCCGCAGCGCAGGCCGAGCAGATGCAGCAGGCCAGCGAGACCGCCCGCAACCTGGGGGCGACCCCGACCAATGGCGGAAACGCCGCTTCCGACGTGCTCAATCTGTTCGCGCAGGGCGTCGGCCGATAACTACCTGGAGAATCCCCACATGTCCAACTACCGAGTTTCCCGTCACTTTTCGCTGCTGGGCCACATCGCCCGCGGCACCATTGGCTTCATCAACCCGATCACCGGCAAGGACACCCCGCTGCCCGGCGGTGAAGCTGGCGTCATTGCATCCCAGTCCGGCATGCCAGTCATCCTGCCGTCCAGCGGCACGATCGGCAACAACGGCGCGCTGTCTGGTATCACCGCCATGGGCGCCGCCTATCCGGCCTGCTACATGTACTTCCCCGCTGGCGCGATCGCCGCCGGCAGCGCGGCCGGCCTGTACTACGTCGAGATGGCCAGCACCAGCACGGGCACGATCTACAACAACACCTATGCCAGCGGTGTGCCCGCCATCCCGAAGGTCAAGGTGCCGTTCGCCACCGTCGGGCCGGGCGCGTACGTCCAAACCACCAACGAAGTCACCCTGCGCCAGATGACGATCCCGGGCGGTAGCCTGGGCCCGAACGGGCGCCTGCGCGAGTTCTCGCTGATGGAGGTGAACAACACGGTGGGCATCAAGACCCTGCGCGCCTACTTCGACACCCTGCTGCACGGGAACATCGCGCCTACCACCACCATCTCGCTGCGCCAGGAATTCTTCGTCCAGAACGCCGGCAGCGAGCAGGCCCAGCGCTATGCCGTCGGCACCAGCGGCGTGGCCGCCACGTCCGGTTCGCAAAGTGCCGCCAGCCTGCTGCTGGGCGCGATCGACACCACGGTCGACAAGCCGCTGACCATCACCGGCCAGCTGAGCAGCGCCGCCGATTACCTGATCTCCATGGCCTTCTCGGTCGAGACCCTGTACGCCGAATAACCCGCCAACCACGAAAGGAACTACCGAAATGACCAGCCTGGCATTGACCGCCGACGAGGCGAAGAAGGAATACGGTGACTGCTGCGTCTCGCCCGACGCCGACAGCCTGCCGAAGTACCCGTACGGTCTCACCTTGTACCTGGACGACGACACCCTGAAGAAGCTGGGCATCACCGACCTGCCGAAGGTCGGCACCTCGATTCCGGCCACGATCACGGTGATGGTGACCGGCACCAGCCAGCGCGCCACCCAGTCCAGCAAGGAAGGCGAGACCATGCGCACCTGTGTGGACCTGCAGATCACCGACATGGAAATGACCATGCCGGCGAAGTCCGCGGCCGACGTCCTGTACGGTGCCCAGTAGCACCAGCACCCGCTGGTATACGTTCCGTCCATGGCCGCTCATACAGTGGCGGCCATGGATGACTTTGACCCCCTCGACCCCCACGAACATGAAGCCCGGCAAGCCGAAGAGGCGAAGCGCCAGGCGCTGGCCAAGCAGCAGCAGGCCGCCGACTTCCTTTGGCTGATGAGCGATCCGCGCGGCCGCCGCTTCGTGTGGCGCCAGCTGGCCGCCGCCGGCGTCTTCCAATCCAGTTTCGACCCCACCGCCATGAATATGGCTTTCAACGAGGGCCGCCGTTCCGAAGGCCTGCGCCTGCTGGCGCTTGTCATGGAACTGTGCCCTGATCTCTACCCCACCATGATGAAGGAGCAATCGACATGTCCGACGGAACCATGATCACCGACACCGCGCCGGCCGCACCCGCAGCAGCAGCGGCAGCACCGGCCGCAGCCGCCGCACCGGCAGGCGATAACCCAGGCGCAGGCGCGCCGGCAGGTGGCCAGGGCGACGCCAGCGCCGCCGCGGCGCCTGGCGCAGGTGCCGCTGCAGGCAAGGAAGAAGGCGCCGCTGGCGCTGGCGACGAAGGCAAAACCCCCGAGCAGATCGCCGCCGACGAGGCCGCCGCGCGCGCCGCCGAGGAAGCCAAGGCCAAGACCGGCGCACCGGAGAAATACGAAGCCTTCACCGCGCCCGAAGGTGCCGTGCTGGACGATGCTGTGATGGGCAAGTTTGCCGACGCTGCGCGCGCGCTGGACCTGCCGCAGGACAAGGCGCAGCAGCTGATCAACGAGATGGCGCCGGTAATGGCCGCCCGCCAGGCCGAGCAGATCCAGCAGCTGCGCACCGACTGGGCCGCGCAGTCGACCGCCGACAAGGAATTCGGCGGCGACAAGCTGCAGGAGAATCTGGGCTTCGCGCGCAAGGCGCTGGACACCTTCGCCACGCCCGAGCTGAAGACCATCCTGAACGAGACCGGCCTGGGCAACCACCCCGAGCTGGTGCGCTTCATGGTCCGCGCCGGCAAGGCGATCGGCGAAGACAGCGTCATCACCGGCGGCACCCCGGCCAGCTCGGCAAACCGTTCTGCCGCCGACGTTCTGTACGGCGACAGCACCAAGAAGTAATCCAGCCTGAAGCGGCGGTATACGTACCGCCGTCGCCCTTCCTTACCCTTCAGTCTCACCGAAGAAATTGTCGGTTTTCAATATCCCCTACTGAAGAGGTAACCACACATGGCAACTTTGAACGCCGGCCAGCTGACCCTGGCTGATTGGGCTAAGCGCCTCGATCCGGATGGCCGCGCGCCGAAGGTGGCAGAGGTCCTGTCCCAGACCAACGAGATTCTGGAAGACGCGGTCATGATCGAAGGCAACCTGCCGACCGGCCACCGTCTGGTGATCCGCACCGGCCTGCCGCAGGTCTTCTACCGCATGATCAACCAAGGCGTCCCGACCAGCAAGTCGACCACCACCCAGATCGACGAAGCATGCGGCATCCTGGAAGCGCGTTCCCACATCGACGTCGAGCTGGTCAAGCTGAACGGCAACGAAGCCGCTTTCCGCCTGTCGGAAGACCGCGCCTTCATCGAAGCGATGAACCAGGCCATGGCCGGCGCCATGTTCTACGGTAACCCGGGCGTCGACCCGCGCCAGTTCCTGGGCCTGCAAACCCGCTACAGCTCGCTGACCGCGGGCAACGGCCAGAACATCCTGGACGCTGGCGGCACCGGCACCAACAACTGCTCGATCTATCTGGTGGTGTGGGGCGAAGACACCGTCTTCTGCCCGTTCCCGAAGGGCACGAAAGCCGGCCTGGACCACAAGGACCTGGGCGAAGAATCGGTGCAGGACGCGAACGGCAACTACTACCAGGCAGTGCGCGCGCTGTACCAGTGGAAGAACGGCCTGGCCGTCAAGGACTGGCGCTACGTGGTCCGCATCGCGAACATCAACGTGACCGACCTGACCGGCCAGTCCGCCACCCAGGCCAGCTCGGCGGCCACCGCCATCATCAACCTGATGATCCGCGCCCTGGACCGTGTGCCGAACCTGGCCATGGGCCGCCCGGCCTTCTACGCGAACCGCACCGTGTATTCGATGCTGCGCGTGGCCGCGCTGAACAAGTCGAACAACGCGCTCTCGATCGAGAACGCCACCAACCAGTTCGGCACTGCGTACAAGATGACCACCTTCATGGGTGTGCCGCTGCGCAAGGTCGACCAGCTGCTCAACACCGAATCGCGCGTCGTCTAACGCGGTTCACCAGGAATAAGGAACGAATCATGATCCTCGATGCAGCATTGCTTTTGTCGGGTTCCGTCGCCGCAAACGGCACCCTGACCGGCCAGTCCCTGGTTGGTACCGGCAACATCCTGTCGTCCAACACCATCGACATCGCCCCGCTGACCTTGGGCGGCAACCAGGCCGGTGACATCGGCATCGGCGAAGAGATGTACCTGGAATTCAGCATCCTGACCGCCGTGACCGGTGGCACCAGCGTGCGCTTCCAGCTGATCCAGGCAGACGACGCCGCCCTGACCACTAACGTGCAGGTGATCAACCAGACCGACGATCTCCCGATCGCCAACCTGGGCGCCGGCGCGCTGATCCCGCTGCACTGGGATCCGGCCCAGCCGTACACGCCGAAGCGCTACGTCGGCACCCGCTACGTGGTGACCGGCACCAACACCGCCGGCAGCGTCACGGCCGCGGTGGTTAAGAACCAGCAGAGCCGCCAGACCAGCTACAAGTCCGGCTTCTCGGTCTCGTAATAATCCCGGCGGGCTTCGGCCCGCCACCAACGTTTTAGGAGAAATGCATGAATCGTCATCTTCGTCATTCCCGCCTGGGCGCCACTATGATGGCCGCTGTTGCCCTGGCCGCCTGCAGTATCGAAGCCGCCGGCACCGCCAGCGCCGACAACCTGGCCGGCACGAGCGCCCCGCGCGAGCCGGTGCAGTACCGCGTCAAGGAAGCATCGCTGATCGGTAACGAGATTTTCCAGCCTGGCGCAATCGTGTCCTACGACGGCCTGCCGTCCGAGAACCTGGAACCGCTGTGCGACATCGGCCGCGCCCGCTTCGCCGAGTACCAGGAATCCAACCGCGCGCGCGTCACCAGGATGATCGAGATGAACAAGGAAAGCGGCGTCGGCGATCCGGCCCAGTTCGCTGCCCAGTTCCAAAAGGCGCTGAAGGAATCCAACGACGAGCACGAGCGCCGCATGGCCGAGCTGCAGAAGACGCTGGTGGAAGCCCAGGCGCGCGCCGCCGAGCAGATGGGCGCCGCTGTGGCCCAGGGCGTGGCCGCTGTGCTCCAGCAGCTCTTCCCGAACGGTGTGCCGACTGCCGCCGCACCGGCTGCGCCGACCGAGCCGGCAACGCCTGCCGCACCGGCTGACGACCCCGCGGCAACCGGCGACAGCGCCACCGGCACCGATGGCGGCGACCAGTCGACCACGCCCCCGCCGAAGCGCACGCGGAGCTAAAACCAGCGATCGCCACCTGAGCGGCGCACTTCCGAAAGGGGCGATCTTGCGGTCGCCCCTTTTTGCATTCTGGAGAACCACATGTCATCTGAAGTCGAAATCTGCAACCTGGCGCTGGCCCACCTGGGCGACAGCGCCACCGTGGCCAGCATCAACCCACCCGAGGGATCGGCCCAGGCCGAGCACTGCGCGCGCTGGTATCCGATCGCGCGCAACTCGCTGCTGGAAGTGCAGGAATGGGGATTCGCCACCACGCGCGCGCTGCTGGCGGAAGTCGCAAACACGTTCCCGCAATGGCAGCATGCCTACGCGCGCCCAGCCGACTGCCTGAAGGTGCTGGCCGTCCTGCCGTCGGACGCCACCGGCGACCAGGCCAGCAACTACCCGGCCAACTTCTACCCGTCGGTGAACACGCCCGACCGCGCCTTCTACACGCCGCAGGAGTTCACCACCGAGGTAGACGCAAACGGGAACCAGATCATCCTGACCAACCAGGCCAATGCCCTGATCCGCTATACCCGTTTCGTCACCGACACCAGCAAATTCTCGCCGCTGTTCACCGACGCGCTGGGCTGGTACCTGTCCAGCTACCTGGCCGGACCGGTGCTCAAGGGCGAAACCGGCATCACGGTCGGGCAAGCCAACCTGAAGATCGCGCTGGCTATGCTGGCGAATGCCGCGGTGTCCAGCGCCAGCCAGCAGCAGGAAAAGCTGGTGCAGGCCTACCCATGGAGCCGCTGACATGGGCGCCAATATCCGCACCTACAAGGCCAGCTTCAATGGCGGCGAACTCACCCCCGAGTTCTTCGGCCAGATCGGCGACGCCAAGTTCCAGACCGGCCTGGCGCTGTGCCGCAACTTCGTGGTGAAGCCGCAGGGACCGATCGAGAACCGCGCCGGCTTCGAATTCGTCATCGAGGTGAAGGATTCGAACCTGGCCACGCGCCTGCTGCCGTTCACCTTCTCGACCACCCAGACCATGGTGCTCGAGGTCGGCGAAGGCTACTTCCGCTTCCACACGATGGGCGCCACGCTGCTGGACGACAGCGGCGAGCCGTACGAGATCGCCAACCCGTACGCCGTCGAAGACCTGTTCGACATCCACTTCATCCAGTCCGGCGACGTGCTCACGCTGGTGCACCCGAACTACGCGCCGCGCGAGCTGCGCCGCCTGGGCGCCACCAACTGGCAGCTGGTCTCCATCGCCTTCGTTCCGCCGATCCAGCCGCCCGACGACGTGGTCGCATCGCCCAGCGGCGTCAGCTCCGCATACGACTATTCGTACGTGGTCACCGCCTTCAGCCTGGACGGCGTCAGCCAGTCGGCGGCCAGCCCGCCGGCAAACTGCACGAACAACCTGTTCACCACCGGCACGAAGAATTCGATCTTCTGGAATCGCCCGCCGGGCTCGGTGGAAGGGCAAACCCAGTATGCGGTCTACAAGCGCGTGGGCGGCGTCTATGGCTACATCGGCCGCACCACCGACATCACCCTGATCGACGACAACATCGCGCCGGACCTGTCGCTGACTCCGCCGAAATACGACACCCTGTTCGACTCGGCCGGCAACTACCCGGCGGCGACCAGCTACTACGAGCAGCGCCGCGTGTTCGCCGGTACCGGCAACGACCCCCAGAAGATCCTGATGACGCGGTCGGGCACTGAATCGGACATGTCCTATTCGCTGCCCACGCGCGACGATGACCGGATTGCCTTCCGCATCGCCGCCCTGCAGGCCAACACGATCCGCCATGTGGTCCCGCTGTCCGACCTGCTGGTGCTAACCAGCTCGGCCGAATTCCGAGTCACCTCGGTGAACACCGACGCCCTGACTCCGACCAGCATTTCCGTGAAGCCGCAGTCCTACATCGGCGCCAACAACGTGCAGCCGGTGATCATCAACAAGAACTTGCTGTATGGCGCGGCGCGCGGCGGCCACATGCAGGAGCTGACCTACTCGCGCGAAGCGAACGGCTATGTGTCGGGCGACCTGTCGCTGCGTTCCACGCACCTGTTCGACGACTTCGAAATCGCCGACATGGCATACGCCAAGGCGCCGCTGCCGGTGGTGTGGGTGGTCAGCACCTCTGGCAAGCTCCTGGGCCTGACCTATGTGCCGGAACAGCAGGTCGGCGCCTGGCACCAGCACGACACCGACGGCGTGTTCGAATCCTGCGCCGTGGTCGCCGAGAACCGCGAAGACGTGCTGTACGTGGTGGTGCGGCGCGACATCGCCGGCCAGCAGAAACGCTACATCGAGCGCATGGCCAGCCGCCGGTTCACCGACCTGGCGGACGCCTTCTTCGTCGACAGCGGCGGCACCTACAGCGGGCCGGCCACCACTACGATCAGCAATCTGGGCTGGCTGGAGGGCAAGACCGTCAGCATCCTGGCCGATGGCGCCGTGCACCCGCCGCGCGTGGTGCAGGCCGGCCAGGTCACCCTGGACAGCCCAGCCAGTCTGGTGCAGATCGGCTTGCCCATCACGGCCGACGCCGAGACCTTGCCGCTGGCCGCGCAAATCGACACCGGATACGGGCAGGGCCGGGTCAAGAGCGTGAACAAGGTGTGGATGCGCGTGGTGAACTCCAGCGGCATTTTCGCCGGCCCGAGCACCGACAAGCTGGTGCAGTACAAGCAGCGTACCACTGAGCCGTACGGGGCACCGCCGAGCCTGCGCACGGAAGAGATCGAAATCGACGTCAAGCCGGACTGGGGCAACGATGCGTCGATCGTGATACGCCAAACCGATCCGTTACCCATCACCATTACTTCCATGACTATGGAAGTGTCTATCGCAAACTAAGGGAGAAAGAAGACATGGGAATCGCAGCAGGAACCATGGGTCAAGGTGTGCTGGCGGCGCAGGGTGCCGGCGCAGCCGCTTCGGCGGTCGGCGCCTACTTCAGCGCACGCTCGCAGCAGATCGCGGCGCGCGGCGCGGCCGACATCGCCGACATCAACGCGCAGCAATCCGAGCAGGCCGCCCAGCAGGAACTCTACCGCGGCAATGCCGAGGTGGCCGCCGCCACCCAGCGCGCCGGCCAGGTGAAGGGCGCGCAGCGCGCAGCATTCGCCGCCAACGGTGTCGACCTGGGCGTGGGCAGCGCGGCCGAGGTGCTGACGTCGACCGACATGGCGAAGGAAAACGACATCGCCACGATCACCGGCAACGCGGTGCGCGCCGCCTGGGGCTACCGCATGCAGGGCACCAACTACAAGAACCAGGCGCTGGCCGCGCGCGCATCGGCCGATTCCATCAGCCCGTTCATGGCCGGCGCCACGTCACTGCTGGGTAGTGCCAGCCAGATCGCCACCAGCTGGTACGTGCTCAACAAAGCCGGCGCCCTGCCGACCCCGAAAGGAACTTAATCCATGCCGACCGTTCCAACCTACAACGGCAGCGGCGTTGCGCCGTCGTCCATGCCCGGCGGCGGCTTCGCTGCCCCACAAGTCGCCAATGCCCAGCCGCAGCAGCTGCAACAGCTCGGCGACGCCACCACGCGCGCGGGCGCCGGCGCGGCCAACATCATCAGCGACATCCAGATGCAGGCCAACCAGGTGCGCGTCGACGCCGCCCTGAACACCGTGCGGCAGCAACAGCTGGCGCTGACCTACGATCCGCAGAACGGCTACCTGTCGAAGAAGGGCGCGGCCGCGCTCGATCCTGACCCGCTCGACCGCTCCCTGCCGCAGCAGTACAGCGAGCAGCTGACCGACGCCATCAACAAGGCGGCCGAAGGCCTGGGCAACGACGAGCAGCGCCGCGTGTTCACCCAGCAGGCCGCAGCGCTGCACACCCAGTTCACCGGCGGCGTGGAAAGCCACATGCTGCAGGAGTACCGCACCTTCGGCCTGGAGACCCAGCAGGGCACCATCAAGTTGGCGGCCGACGCGGCGAAGCTGAACTGGTCCGACCCCGATACGATCGGCGAACAGATCAAGAGCGCCCAGGCGGCGGTGTGGAAGGCCGGGCAGCTCAGCGGCGAGCCGGGCAACCTGACCAGCGCCAAGATCAAGGAGACCACCAGCGCCATCCATGCCGGCGTGATCCAGGCGGCGCTCGACAACAACAACCCGGCCTATGCGCTGGGCTACATCGAGTCGAAGAAGGGCGAGATGACCGCCGACGACTTGCTGAAAGCGAACGGGCTGGTGAAGGCCGACGTGCGCGCGCGCGTGGCCACCGTGACCGCCCAGAACGCGATGACGTCACTGCAGTCGAAGCTGGCGCCGACCGACGCCGAGCAGGTGCTGGGGATCACCATGCAGACCGAAAGCGGCGGCGACCGTGACGCGCTCGGGCGCTTCGTACCTGGCCAGGGCCGCGCCAAGGGCGCCATGCAGGTGATGGACGCCACCAACATCGACCCAGGCTATGGCGTGACGCCGGCGAAGGACAACAGCCCTGAAGAGCGCGTGCGCGTCGGGCGCGACTACATGCTGGCCATGGTGAAGAACTACGGTGGCGACCTGTCGAAGGCCTGGGCCGCATACAACGCCGGGCCCGGTAAAGTCGACGAGGCCATGGCGGAGGCGAAGAAGTCCGGCGGCGACTGGCTGGCGCTGATGCCGAAGGAAACCCAGGACTACGTGGCCAAGAACCAGGCCGCCTACCAGAAGTCTGCCGTGGTCGCGATTCCGTCCCAGCAGGATGTGCATGATGCGATCCGCCAGCAGCTTGGGCCAAACGCCGACCCGAAGGTGCTGGGCGCGGCGCTGGCCGAGGGCACCCGCCTGTACACCGACTTCATCGCCGACCGCAAGACCCGCGGCGAGAACGCCACCATCCAGGCGCAGCAGTGGCTGGTCCAGAACGGCGGCAACATGTCCGGCATGCCGTCGTCGCTGCTCCAGCAGGTGACCCAGTACGCGCCCGACAAGGTCGACAACCTGATCGACTTCGGCAAGAAGATCGCCAGTCGCGACAACGTCAAGACCAACATGTCGGCCTATTACGACTCGGTGGCCAACGTCGAAGAGCTGGCCAAGATGCCGCAATCCGTGTTCAACGACTTTGTGCAGAAGAACTTTTCCAACGAGGACGGCAAGCACATCGCGGCGCTGCGCCAGGCCGAGATCGACGGCGGCGAGAACACGGGCGCAGGTGCGCTGAACCGGCCGGCGCTGAACATGGCGCTGAACAGCCGGCTCGAGGCGATCGGCATCAATCCGACGCCGAAGAGCCTGGACGAGAAGGCGCGAGTGGGCAGCATTCAGAAGTTCGTCACCGACGGCATCTTCGCGCAGCAGAAGCAGCTGGGCCGGAAGATGACGGCCGCCGAGGTCAGCGACTTCGTGGACCAGACCATGGCGCGCAACGTCACGTTCCGGAACACCTTCCTGGGCGTCACCACCGGCAGCAGTCAAGCCAACCTGATGGCGCTGAAGGTCGGCGACATCCCGAACGAATCCTTGGTGCAGATCCGCGCCGCGCTGGCCCGCCAGGGCAACGCGCGCCCGACCGATGATCAAATCCTTCGCACTTACTGGACGAGCAAAAATGGCCGATAACGACACCTCGATCTATGACACCGCCGCCGCCGTGGTGATGCATCAGGACAAACAGAGCACCGCGCAGCAGGTCCGCAACAACATGCAGTTCGCGGTTGGCACCAGTGCCGACCAGGCAGCCGAGTACCAGCACCTGGCCAAGTATGTCGGCGTGGCGCCCGAGACAGTGCAGGCCCAGCCCGACGTGGTGCGCCAGCAAGCCGCCCTGAAGGGGCTGAACACGGACACGATGGTGAACGACCAGCCGGTGCTGGCCAAGTACCTGACCGACCCGAACAACACGGCCAAGTCGCACGACGATATCGCGCCGCTGGCATCCGTCGAGCAGGCGGCCAAGAACCTGCCCGGTCCGGCGCCGGCGGCGCAAGCGCCCAGCTTTGGCGACACCCTGACCGGCCTGCCGATGAACTTCATGCAGGGTCTGGGCGGCGCCTTCAACAAGGCCGCCACTAGCGTGAACATCGTGGCTGGCGCCTTCCCGACGATCTACGACAAGGTGGCCAGCCTGTACACCGGCAAGCAGACCACCTCAGCCAGCGACTGGTGGTTCCGCAAGATGGTCGACCCGCTGACGCATGACGCGCCCGCCTTCCAGGTGGCGCCGGACGCGCCCTTCGCATCGAAGGCGGCGCAGACCCTGGGCAACCTCACCGGCATGATGTCCCAGATTGTGCTGACCGGCAGCGGCGGCACCGCGTCGACCGCCGGCACCACCACCGCCGAGGTGGTCGGCAACCAGATGGCGCACGGCGCCAAGAGCATGGCATTCCCGGCTATGACCGACGCGGTGGACACCGGTCGCAAGGTGTACCAGGAAACCGGCGACGCCCAGCAGGCAATCCGCGCCGCACAGGCGCAGTACGCCACGTCGACCCTGGGCGGCGTCATGCCGCTGTCGGCGCCCGGCGGCCTGGCCACGCGCGCGCTGGGCGGCTTCGCGTCCGGTCTCGCCGCCGGCGAGGTATCGCGCCAGGGCATGAACCTGGCCCTGCCCGATTCCATGAACCAGCCTTTCGACATCGAAGGCGCTCTGCTGGCCGGCCTGTCCGGTTCGCTGCTAGGCACGGTGATGGGCCCGCGCCCCGAACCGTCCTATCATGAGGCCATCCGCCAGTTTTATACTGACTCGACGAAGGCCGAAGCCGCCGAGCAGGGCATGGCCGCGCTGCAGAAGCTGGGCGAGGCCGCTACCGCCAGCAAGACGCGCGGGCGCGATCGGGAGGCCTTCAAGGAATTCGTGCGCAGCGCCACCGAGAACGGCCAGCTGCAGGACGTCTATGTCGACGCCAACAAGTTCACAGAGGTGCTGAACCAGGCCGGCGTCGGTCTGCCCGAACTCCAGCGCCTGATGCCCGAGGTAGCCGCCCAGCTGCACGAGGCCGGCGAGACCAAAGGCGACATCCGGATCCCGGTGGAAGACTACGCCACCCACATCGCCGGCGGGAAGCTGGACCAGGCGATTCTGCCGCACCTGAAGGTCGAGCCCGACGGCTTCACCTACGACCAGGCGCAGCAGTTCTATCAGGGCCAGCACGCCGACCTGAAGGCGCAGGCCGAGAAGATCCTGGCCATGAAGACCGCCGACGATGCTGCCCAAACCGAGGCCAAGGAAATTCACGACCGCGTGCTGGACCAGCTCAACGCCACGGGCCGGTTCCGTCCGGAGGTGAATAACGCCTACGCCGCCCTGACCCGCGACTTCTACGTGACGATGGCTGACCGGACCGGCAGTACCCCGGCGGAACTGTTCGCAAAGCATCCGGTCAATATCGTCAGCGAACCGATTACCAGTGCCGCAGCCCTCGATCATGTTGCCCCGGCAGATGGTTCGTTTGGCATCGGCAGCGTGAAATCTGGCGGAGCGAAGGCCAAACGGAGCGATGAGGCAGCAAAGCTGGTGGACCGGGCGACCGCGCCGGCTGTCGAGACGGCAGTCGAACCGGCTGGCGGTGGCGCGCGCGGCGGCTTCTCCCCTGAATCGAACACGGTGTCGCTGCTGCGCAAAGCGGACCTGTCGACCTACCTTCACGAATCGGGCCACTTTTACCTGGAGGTGATGCACGACATCGCCAGCGCGGCGGACGCGCCGCAGCAGGTACGCGACGACTTCGACACGCTGCTGAAATCGTTCGGCATCGAGGGCGACAGCGCCGAGCAGCGCCTGGCGGACTGGACCGGACGAACCTTGGACCAGAAGCGGGCCGGCCACGAGCAGTTTGCCCGTAGCTTCGAGGCCTACCTGCTAGAAGGAAAAGCACCCACGCTCGAGCTGCAAAGCCTCTTCTCGCGTTTCCGCTCGTGGCTTGTCGCGATCTACCATTCCCTGAAAAGCCTGAACGTCGAGCTGACGGACGAGGTGCGCGGCGTGATGGACCGGCTGGTTGCAACCGACGACGCGATCCGCTACACCGAGCAGGCGCGTGGCTACTTGCCCGTGCACGTCGAGGGCACTGCCGAAGAGGTGGCGGCCTACCGGGCCATGGGCAAGGAAGCGACCGACAAGGCCGTGGCCGAGATGGACGCGCGCAGCCTGCGCGACATGCAGTGGGCCAGCAACGCGAAGGCCAAGGCGCTGCGCGAGCTGCAGAAGCAGGCCGACACCCAGCGCAAGGCAATCCGCGACGAGGTCACGCGCGAGATGGAAGCCGAGCCCGTCCGCCAGGCGGAAGCCTACCTGAAGCGCCCGAACGGCACCGACCCTGCGCCGGCCGCCGAGGTGCGCGAGTGGGAGGGTCGCCGCGACGCTGAACAATCCCAGCTGCAGAATGAGGTGAAGGGCAAGTATCTGGCCAGCGAGGAAGGCGCCGCCACGAAGGGGCTGAAGCGCGGCCAGTTTCTGGCGAAGAACAAGCGCGCGATCGCCAACGAGGCCGAGCGCCGGCTGATCGAGTGGGAGCAGCAGAACCCGCGCCCGAGCCGCGGCGATCCCGGCATCGACATCGTGGCCGAAATGTTCGGCTTCGACAGCGGCGCGGCGCTGCGCAAGGCGATCAAGGAAGCAGGCAAGCTGAAGGACCGCATCGAGCAGGAGACCGACCGCCGCATGCTGGAGCGCCACGGCGACCTGGTCGACCCGGTTAGCGTCGAACGTGCCGCCGAAGCCGCCGTGCACAACGAGACCCGCGCGCGGTTCATCGCCACCGGCCTGAAGCTCCTGGCCAAGTCGCCGATTCCGGCGCGCCAGCTGGCCGAGGCGGCCCGGGAAGCAGCTGAAGCCGCCGTCGCCGCCAAGCGCGTGCGCGACCTGCGCCCGGCACAGCACGCGGCCGCCGAGGCGCGCGCGAACAAGGAAGCGGTCAAGCTAGCCGCTAAGGACCCGCAGGGCGCCGTGCAGCAGCAGCGCGCGGCCCTGCTGAACAACCGCCTGTTCAAGGCCGCCAGCGACGCCGTGGCCGAGGTCCAGAAGGGCGTGGTCTTCCTGGGCAAGTTCGACAAGGCCAGCGTGCGCGACAAGATCGCGCTGGAATACCGCGACCAGATCGACGCCATTCTCGAGCGATTCGACCTGCGCAAGTCCACCACCAACACGGCCCTGGACGCGCGCCAGTCGCTGCTGACGTTCGTGGAACAGCTGGCTGGCCAGGGTCTGGAGCCGCAGATTCCCGAAGGCCTGCTGAACGAGGCGCGCCGCATGCACTACAAGGACATGACGGTCGAAGAGTTCCGGGGGCTGGTCGACGCCGTCAAGTCGCTAGACCACCTGGGCCGCGGCGTGCAGAAGGTGATCGACGGCCAGGAAGCGCGCGATATCGACGAGCTGGCGCGCGAGGCGGCCGACGTGATGGCCACGCTGCCGCAGCGCGGCGACGAAAGCAACCGCGGGCTGACCCGCATTGATGCCGCCATGCTTAAGCTCAAGAGCGCCGGCCGCAGCGCCCAGGCATCGCTGCTGAAGATGGAACAGATGATGGACTGGCTGGACGACCGGAATCCGAACGGCGTGCTGAACCGTATCGTGTTCCGCCGCATCGCCGATGCCGGCGTGAAGGAAGCGGACCTGCTGGCCAAGATCAAGGGCGAGATCGACAACCTGATGGACCAGCATCTGGCCGACGTCACGCGCGAACGTGGCAAGGTCTACGAGGCGCCCGGCATGATCGACGGCCTGACCGGCAAGCCGCAGCGGTTCACGAAGAAAGAAATGCTGGCGCTGGCCGGCAACATGGGCAACGAGTCGAACATGTCGAAGCTGCTGACCGGCGAAGGCTGGAGCGAAACCGCCGTGTGGCAGTTCCTGCACCAGAACATGAGCAAGGCGGACTGGGACTTCGTGGCCGGTCTGGGACGCACGCTTGAATCCCTCTGGCCGGAAAAGGTTGCCATGTCGCGACGCCTGGGCAACACCAATCCGGAAAAGATCGCCCCGCGCCCGTTCGATACGCCGCATGGTCGTTACGACGGCTGGTACTGGCCGATGATCTACGACCCGGCGCGGTCGCACGACGTGGCCATGCGCGGCGCCCGCGACGCCGACAGCCTGTTCGAAAATGTGTACGCGCGCGCCAACAGCGATACCGGACGGATGAACACCCGCAATGCGAACTACGCCCGCCCACTGCTGCTGTCCATCGACGCCATTCCGCGCGTGATCCGCGACGAGGTGCACGACATCGCCTACCGTGAGGCGATCATGGACGCCGACAAGATCCTGCGCAACCCTACCATGCGCAAGGCGATCGTGAACGCACTGAGCCAGGAACACTATGACCAGCTGCGCCCCTGGCTGCAGTCGATCGCCAACGACCGCAAGGTCGACATGCAGGCGCTGAAGTGGTTCGATGCCGTCGCCCATGGCGCCCGCACACGCGCCACCATCGTCGGCCTGGGCTACCGCCTGTCGACTATGCTGGTGCACGGCAGCTCGGCCGCCATGGAATCGATCGCCGAGGTGGGCCCGGTTTGGTTCGGCAAAGGTCTGGCCGACTTCGCGAACCCCCGCACCTGGGCCGAGAACCGCGACTTCGTGTTCGAGCGGTCGGGCGAGATGCGCAACCGGATGAACGAGGTCGACCGCGACGTGCGCGAGCACCTGCGCGAAATCGATATCCGCCTGATGGACCCGACCAGCGGCGCGCTGGCGCGCGGCACCGATCTGATGAAGGCGCACGCCTACCAGGGCATCGCCATGCTCGACATGGCCAGCGCCCTGCCGACCTGGATGGGGGCATACCACAAGGGCATGGCGCCGGTCGAGAAAGGCGGCAAGGGGCTGAGCGAGCAGGACGCCATCTACTTCGCCGACAAGACCGTGCGCAACGCTCACGGCGGCACTGGCGTAAAGGACCTGGCCGCGGTGCAGCGTGGGCCCGAGTTCTTCAAGCTGTTCACGATGTTTTACACGTTCTGGAATCACAACGTGAACCGCCTGATGGACACCGGCCGACTGGCGACTGACGCACGCACCTGGAAGGATTCGACGCTGGCGGCAACCGTCATCATGCGCTTCCTGATCTATACCCTGGGCGTCCAGACGATGCACCACATGCTGCACCCGCAGAAGGACGACGAAGGCGAGACGCACTGGCTGGCGTGGGCCGGGAAGGAATTCGTGTCGGCAGCTTTCGCCGGCGTGCCGATCCTGCGCGACCTGTCGGCGCATTACTTGTCTGGCAAGGATTACAGCGTCACGCCAGCAGCGGGTATGGTCGATGCGGTCGGAAAGTCGGGCGTCGACGCGGCCAATGCGCTGACCGGAAAGGAGACCGATCCGAAGGCGCTGAAGCACACCGTCACCACGGCCGGTTACCTATTCGGCCTGCCGCTCGGCCAGGTGTCCAGCAGCGCCCAGTTCATCTGGGACGTCTCGCAGGGTAAGCAGGATCCACAGAACCTGCAGGACTGGTGGAACGGCATCCTGCACGGGAAGATCGACCACTAGGGCGTATACGTACCGTGGGCGCTGCTGCTGAGAATGCAGCTTTCCGATATGGGCGCCCACTATGACTATCAGCAACACCACTCGCACGGCCGGGCCTTTCATTGGCAATGGGGTCACGGCCGACTTCCCATTCTCGTTTAAGGTCTTCGACCGCAGCGAGCTGCTGGTCGCACAGACCAACACCACCACCGGCACCGAGACGCTGAAGTATCTGGACGCCGACTACACCGTCACCCTGAACACCGACCAGAATAGCAACCCGGGCGGCACCATCCATATGCTGGCAGCGCCGCCGCTCGGCACCACGCTTGCCGCCACCAGCACCGTGGCCATGGTCCAGACGTTGGACCTGACCAACCAGGGCGGCTTTTACCCGAAGACGATCAACGACGCCATGGACCGCATGATGATCGTGATCCAGCAGCTGAACGCGAAGGTGGGCGGCGGCATCAGCATCGGGTCGCAGGCGATCACCGCGGCGGCGCTGGCGGCGCTGCAGGCCGTGCAGACCCTGGGGCTGGCCGGCGGCGGCGATCAGGTCGGCATAAAGGGCGACGAGGTCGGATCGATCCTGCACACGGTCGCCGACCAGTACCGCGAGCGCGTCAGCGTGTTCCAGTTCATGACGGCCGCCCAGATCGCCGACGTAAAGGCGCGCACCTACCAGACCGACGTGACCGCCGCCATTCAGGCAGCGCGCGACGCGGTGGCTATCAGCCGCAAAAAACTGGTCTTCCCGGCCGGCGGCTACAAGTACAACAAGTCCCCGAACTGGGCCATTCACCACTTGGAAGTGTCTTTCGAAGGCGACGTGAACCTGCGCTACACCGGCACCGGCGACGCCGTGATTTTCGACGCCAATGCTGCTGACGCCGTAGTCTTCACGCCTGGCCTGTGCTACGGCGTCAAGTGGGGCTGGGGCATCCGCCCGTCGATCGAGGCACCCGCCACCGCCGGCAATGGCGTGTTCTGCCGGTCGACCCACCATTGCCGCATCGGCGCTCGTGTGCGCGGCTGTGGCGCGTCCAGCGCCGGCCTGCTGGTGAACTTCGCCGTTTGCACCGACTTCGAACTTGAGGTGTCGGGCAACGTCGATGGCTGGTATCTGGGTGCCAAGCCGCAGTTCGGCTACAACCTGGGGCGCCGCAATCCGGGCGAGACGACGTCCTATTGCAACTTCCTGGACCCGGTCGTTGAGGGGCCGACCATCGGCATCCAGCTGCTGAACACCCTGGGCAACAACTTCTGGGGCGGCACGTCGGAAGCATGCACCCAGTATGGCGTCTACGCCAGCCCGAGCGCCAACCAGGACAAGTTCTGGGGTACCGACTTCGAGGTCAACGGCATCGCTGACGTCTACGACATGGGCCAGAACCTGTTGCTGCACCATTGCGACAGCTACACCCAGACCACCCTGGGAACCCAGTCGCGCAATGCGGACATCATGGGCGGTCTGTACAGCAAGATCCTGCTGGATGCTGGTTGCGTGAACCCGACCCTGCGCGACGTCACCTTCAACCGCTTCGATGACAACTCGACGCTGGTAGATGCTGCCACCGGTACCGTGCTCGAGAACGTGCGCAATGGCGCCGCATCAGGTGGCGGTCTGATCCTGTTCGCGACCCAGGACAACTCAAGCGTCCCGATCGCCGACAAGGGCAGCGTCGAATTCGTGATGCCGGTGCCATACCTGAAATTCGGCGATCACGGCAGCTGCGGCTTCTCGGCCAACACCGGCGGCATCGCGCTGACCTGCCAGGTGTCTGCGGCCGGCTACGCCAGCGTCATCGCCACCAACAACACCGGCGCCGCCCAGACGCTGCCGGCCGGCCGCCTCACCGTGAAGTTCACGCGCGGCTGATCGCTTTCCCACCCTGAAAGAACAACATGAACAAAACCCAACTGTGGCAAGCACAGGCCAGCACACTCGGCGGCCCGGACCTTGTCCAGGTCCTGATCGAAATTCGTGACGGCCAAGTCCGATTGACTGAACGTGTTGCGCAAGCAGAAGGCGCGATCGAGCGCCTTCTGTCTGGCTTCCCGGCCGATGACGTCGACGGCCACCGCCGCTATCACGAGTCGGTGATCGAGTGGCGCGAGCTGCGGAACAAGATGGTGCGCGAAGCAATGCTGAAAGTAGCACAGGCGGGCGCCCTGGCTGCCTGTGGCTGGTTGGCGTTGGCCATCTGGAAAGCGCTCAAGATATCGGTGACGCAATGAGCGGCCCGCGCAAAAGCGTCGACCAGATGATCGACGAGCTGATCGGCCGGGAAGGCCGCTACACCTACAACCCGAACGACAGCGGCGGCGAAACGATGTGGGGCATCACCGCCGCGACTGCGCGCCGGAACGGTTACCAGGGCGCCATGTCGCAGATGCCGCGCACCACAGCCGAGACCATCTACCGTGCCGAGTTCTTCACCGCGCCGGGTTTCGACAAGGTGTACAGCGTGTCGCAGGCGATCGCCGAAGAGATGTTCGACACCGGCGTGAACATGGGCGTGGGCCTGCCCGGGTCCTGGCTCCAGCGCATCCTGAACGCGCTGAACCGCGGCGGCAAGGATTATCCGGACATGGCGGTCGACGGTCGCATCGGGCCGGGCACTATCAGCGCGCTGCGCACCTTTCTGAATCTCCGCGGCGCCGATGGCGAAACGGTAATTCTTCGCGCCCTCAACTGCCAGCAGGGCGTGCGCTACCTGGACATCACCGAGGCCAGGGCGCAGAACGAGGACTTTTATTTCGGCTGGCTGCTCAACCGTGTTGCAACCTGAAAGGTGACCTATGAAACGAAAGATTCAAATCGGCCTCGAGTATCTTGCCGCCCGTCTGTCCGAACCTTCCACCTGGCAGGGGATCGGCTTCCTGGCCACCCTCGCAGGCGCCAAGCTGGGCGCGGGCATGGACTGGGGACAAGCTGCAGGCCTGGGCGGGGTCATCTCGGCCGGCCTGAAAATGATCTTTCCTGACCCGGTGAAATGATGACGATCCCCGACATCATCCCCTGGCCTTGGAAGCTCGGCGCGGCTGTACTGGCGATCGCCGGCGGAGCTGCCGCGCTGCTGGCCTACGGCGAACACAAATACGACGAGGGCCACGCGGCCGCCGTGTCAGAGCGAGCTGCGCAGGATCTCGTCGCCGTCGTCAAACGCACGGCTGACAATGCCGTGATCGAGGCGGCGCAAACCCAAGTAAACACCATCATCACGAAAGCCAAGAATGAAGAACTTGCCCCTGTTCGCGAGCGCATTGTTACTCAGCGCGTGTACGTCGGTTCCGCCATCTGTAACGGACCTGCCACCCCCGCCCAAGCCGAAAGCACCGCCGGCAGCGACGGCACCGATCCACCCGGCCGGCTGGTTCGACAAGACGTTGAGCGAGATATTGTCGCGCTGAAACTGGCGGTCGAGGAGGATCTGGCCACCGGCCGCGCGTGCCAAGCCTTCCTGGAAAAGAACGGGCTCACGCCGTGATCGACTTCCACGCCCTGACGCCTGCCGGCACCGTGTACCTTTTCAGCACGGTCGCCGGCAAGCTGATCCTTCCCTCAGGGTGCGCCGAGCTGCCGGCAGGACCAGCACCCGCGCCGCCACCTCCACCGGTACGCCGCTGACCGCGAGCATGTAGGATGCCTCCAGCCAGGTGATGGCCGGCAGCAGTATCAGGGCCAGGTCGACCCGGCTGGCGGTGATGAGGTCGGTGCGCGGTGTCATGGTCGCCATGGTGCTGCCGCTGCTGCTGATCAGGCTGAGGTGGAGCAAAAGTGCCATAATTGGCACCTGATTTTGTTGGAAGATGGTGGAATAGACCACGCAACCATGCGGGTTTCAGCGGTGCTGATGTTCCAAAGAATTCATCAGCAGGGGTAGAAAAATCAACAGGTTAGATGATTTTAGGCACCGGATTGTGATTCCTGTCGTCGTGGGTTCGAGTCCCATCAGCCACCCCAAAGAATTCAGCAGTAAAACAACGGGTTACAAGCGTCGTCGCTGTAACCCGTTTTCGTTTTTGGCGCCCGGTTCATGAAGAACATGCAGTCGTTCCCTGGATGTCTTTGTCTCATGTGATGGCGTCAGCATTCCGGCTGGCTCAAATTCCCCGACAGCGATAGCAAGCACTTTGCCAACGGAGTGAATGTGCGAAAACTGTTCGATTGGGCCGGTGTGCTGCTGGTAACGTCGATCTCGACGCTGGCCTTCGTCGCCGTGCTTCTCTTTTTGCGAACCTTTGGCGAGCCCTTGTGGTCGCAAGAGGCTTCAGGCTGGGCGCAGGCGATCGGTGCTGTGGCCGCGATTTACTTCTCGTACAGGGCCGGGCAGAAGCAGGGCGAAGACGCGCTCAAAACAGTGCGTGAAGCCGACAAGATTGCGGCCGAGCGCAAGTTCAATGCCGTGCTTGCGGTGGTCGACACGGCTGTGTCCTACGCGCACCGGATCTCGGACATTTTTTCCGAGGGCTCTGCAAGTTATCTGGATCTTTGCATTCGGTACTCGGAACGCTTCATGAGCGACCTGATGGACGCATTGCAGGTCATTCCTGCGCATGAGCTTGGTTCGTACGAGACTGTGAGCGCCTTTCTCACTTTGCGGAATGCGATGCACGACCTCCGGACCAATGTGAATGGCGCTCGCGCAAAATTTGAGGACGCGCGCGAAGGTGACGCTTATCCCCACTCGATCCAGTTCGACAGAGGCGGCGTCGACCTCTGCATAACAGCGATCGAAAGTGCAGCGGAATTTCTGCACAAGGCCCGCAGTAGCGTGGCCTGAAGCATTTTCAGAACACGACTTCTTCCACGCTCGGATCAATCCCGACCAGGCTGTTGAACGCCGCCGACAGCGCGGTGGCGCTGGCGCTCGTATACCCTTCCAGCCGCGCCGGCGCCTGCTCATCAACAGCGCGCAGCAAGCCGCCAGACTCCAGCAGCCTCCCCAACTGGCGCGCAACAGCCTCGCCGGTATCGACCAATGCGACATCCCTGAAGCCGGCCGCAGCAATCACCTGCTCGATCGACGCCTGCACCAGCGGATAGTGGGTGCAGCCCAGCACCAGCGTATCGGCCCCTTGCGCCAGCAGCGGTTCGATATAGCGCCTCAGCATGGCCGACGTCTCTTGCGAATCGAGCTCGCCGAATTCGATCTGGTCGGCCAGGCCCTGGCAGGGCTGCAGCAGGAACTGCACGCCCGTCGCTTCCACGATCTCGTCGCGC